TCTTTTCATTAAATTACATTATTAATAAGGTCGTAAGCAAAATTAAATTCTAATTGATAGTTAATTAATTTTTGGTTTATATGTTTAAATAATTCAGTTCCTTTTGTGTTTAAAATAGCAGGATAATTATTTACTAATATTCTTTCGCTTAACATTAATTGTTTTAGTAGTTCGTTGTAGCTTTCGCTTACCCAGTCGGTATTTACTTTAATCGTCTTTTTGCCGTTTGCGTTGAATACTTTGCGTTGCCCTTCAAGTGTATTGTAGTTAGCGTAATCGCTTTGCAATAAATTGTATTCCGTGTTTTCTATTGATATTGAATTATTTGAAGCAGCATAAAACCAAGTACGCTGCCAGCATCCGTATTTATTTACAAAATCACAAACGACTGGCTCATACCTACAATTTAAGTAAGGCTTAAAATAAGCAGTCCATAAAACAGCATTAGCCGCGTCTAATATTTCTAATTTATTTCCCGAATCGTAATAAGCAGTATAAACGCGCAAAACATCCCTTAATGAATTATTTGGAAGCCCTTGCGTTTGCGTTGCCCCTGAAACTAAATTTGTGTATTTTGCTTTATATGAAGTTCCCGTTTGTACCATAATAAAACCGCCCCTGTAATCTTCATTCGTTGACGGGTTTTCGTAAGAATCGTAAGCGTAAAAAAACGTTCCTTCGTCGTGTAAAATATCGTACGCTAATTCGTAATTATATTCTTGTTCGTAATACCCGAATCCGTCAAACGCCTTATATGTCGTTTCGTCTAAAAGCGTGTACGAACCTGCATCTAATTTATAACGCTTTACTTTTACGTTAGCAAATTGCGTGCTTTGAGAAACTGAATAAACATTATAAGGGGTCTGCCTTACATTCCAAGTTATGTATTCGCGGACATACGGGCTAATATTATAAAATGTTTTTAGGTTATTCGTTGCAGGAATTAATTTAGTAAAAACATATTGCGGGTTTGCGGGAGCTGCGCCTGTGCCATTCCAAATAAACAATTCTAATTTACTACCCTCTTGTCCTGATTCCGATATTTCTATTATGTAAGGTGAACGTACAAATATTCCCATTTTTTAATTTTTAAAGTTTTCGTTTAATATTTCGTTAAATAATTGTTCTGCTTCTAATCCGTATTTTTCTACAAGTACGTTCGGTAAATTCTTAAACGCAGCTTCAAAAGGTTTTGTAAAAAATAAACTTGGTTTTAAACCGCGTGAATAAATATTGCGCGCCACTACATAAGCAAGCGATTTGTAACTGCCTTTAGCGTATTGACCTTTTTCATTTCTAAATCGTAGGTTTTTACGCTTTGCCCAGCTTTGAATACTACTAACAAACGAAGACCACGTTCCGCGTTTGCTTCCGCTACCAAATTTAAACCTGCTATTCGGCGCTTGTTGTCCTTTTATTTTTGCGTTAGGACTTACATTACTTGGGTTAGCGCCTTTAACACCTTCGTTTTGATACCATCCGTATTCGTCCATTTCAAAACTTATTTGTATTGAGTTGGCGCTTTCTTTTACATAACCTTTTATTGAATTTCTCAACGAGCCTAACGATTTAGGCGCAGCGTTTTTAGCTTCCTGAATAACGTGGTCTCTAAATTCGTTTAATATTTCTTGAACGCTTTTTAACATATTGTCATATCGTTAGCAAATAATACGTCGAAAGTTAAAGTCCATCCCGCCAGTTTATTCTCGAACCTATCTATAAACGGCTCACAATTACCGTTGCCTTCAATTTGAAAAGCGTCGTCGTATAACGTTCCTCGTTTTAGCATTTCATACAACCTATTTAAAACACCTAATTGCGTATTTAAAACGTCTAATTCGTTGTCGTTGCCCTCAAATATATTTGTAGTTTCGTCTTTTGATAGGTTTACAATATCCATAGCCAAAACACTAACGTTTGCTTTTTGTACGTTATTTATGAATTGTACGTTATTAACGATAATATGAATTAAAGGGAAAATTGTTTGTTTGTTTAAATCAACCTGAAATAAATCGCCCTGAGTAATCGTGTTTACAATCGGGTCGCTATCAAAATGCGTTTTAATTTTCGTTAATAGGTTGTAATATCCTGTCATCTTCTATATTGTTTTTTAATTTCGTTTGCTTCGATTTGATTTTTCTGTTTTTCGAAAGTGAGATAGGTGAGACATTTAGTAAGTCGTAAACTTGTAACTTCATCGAATTTTGTAACGTCCCCTTTAGCAAGTCCATATAGGCTTGCATACCATCCCCAGTATTTGTTAAATTGCCCTCGTTCTGTGAAGTCGCTAAAGTCGCTTTGTTCTTCTTCATCTCGCGTTGTAAATAATTCATTGAAGCTATCAGTAATTCTTTTTCTAAATGATAAAAAAAAAGCGTTGAAGCAATAGCAATAGACACAGGCGCAAAGGTCATTAACTCCTCCATTTCGGGTCTTGGTTCGTACGGTATTATTTCGTAGTTTTTATTCTTTCGTGTTTTAATAGGTCGGTATAATACCGCGAGTGCTTTGTGGTAATTTTGCCAGCTTTGTAAGTGCGTTTCTAAGTCAACGTATTCGCCAAAAGTAATTTCTTCAAGGTTAGGGATAAAGCCAAATTCATATTCACCTAATTTAAACGTTGTTTGAAACTCAGGCTTTTCTTGAAACATTTTTGTAAAATGTATAATTAACGCATTCAAGTCAGTTAGTTTTATTTTAACAACGTCTTTTAAATCTATTCCGCAAAATATCTCAATCATTTTTTGAGCAATAAATTCTTCGTCGTTAGAATTTTCTTGCACTTTCATAAATTCCTGATACCTTTTTAGGGGTATTTCGTTTAAGTTTGTTGGTACGTTTATATTAACCTTCATATTATTATAACTTTATTTTTTATTATTGTAGTATGCTTTTGCTATTTGTTCGGCGTCAAATAACATTTTAATATGTAACATTAAGCGTTTAGGGTTGTTAAATATTATTTTTACTTTTTTATTCGTCTTTTCATAAATAAACGCTTCTACTTCTGCAATAGCCCTAAGTATTTGCGGGTCATTCATCGAATAAAATACTTACCGTAAGTTGTGTTTAAACCGAGCGTTTCCATTTCGTGGTAACGTAACGCATCAATAGCGTGGTTAAAATGGTCTATAGGTTTGTTTAATCGCATTCCTGTTTTATCCGTATCCCAACAATACGAGCGTAATTCTTTGATTAAATTACCGCTGTTTGAAGTAACAAGGTAATTTTGACGCTGCATAACATCTATTCCGTAATTAATCGAATCCCTGCCCTTTGTTACTGCTTTAATCGTCTTTCCGTAGCGTCTTATTTCTTCTATTGATTTAGGTTCTGCGCTATCGGCGTAAATTGTAACGTTATTAGGTAACTCATTTGCTATATCCGAATTTAACATACTCGTTCTATAAACTAATTCGTTTATAATTCGTGTCCCGTTATAATTGTAAACTTCGATTATTGCAGTAGGGTCGTTAGTATATCCAAAGTCTAACCCTATCCCTATTAATTTTGCGTCGTAAGGTACGCTATTAATTTGTTTCCAATTATTAAATATAACGCCCTCTAACATTCCTATTTCGCCAAGTCCGTAAACCTTCCACCAGTTTGCCCAGTAAGACGACGTAGTGGCTTTGTCGCGGTTCTTTTCTATTTGCTTAACTATTGATTCGTCTAAGGCTTCGTTATCTTTGTAAGTAAGTATTAAAAAGTCTGTGTCGCTTTCGTCTTTTAGTTCCTTATGTACCCAAAATTCATTCGTGGGGTTAAAGTCTAAATAAACAGCTTTTTTAGTTCTTATTGCAAGTTCGTTGTACGCTTCAAAAGTTATGTTATTACATTCGTTAATATACAGAACATCGCGCCTTGCACCCCTTAATTTACTTGCGTCGTCAGCGCTAAAAAACTCGAACGTCGAACCGTTTAAAAATTGATAGGTTAATAAAGATTTATTATATTGTGCTTCGTGCCATTTATTCATCCACTTCATTATTTTAATAAAGTCTTTTAACGCTCCCCGTCTTAAATGCGGTATTGATTCGGCAACTATACTAAATTCAGTTTCAGGAATAGACGAAGCCCGTGCAATTAACACGCCTAATATACCGTAAGTCTTTGAAGCGCTTGTTCCGCCCTGAACAATACGAACACGCTTTTTTAACTTTAGTATTTTATTCGTCGAAGTCGTCCGCAGAAACATCAGGAAATATTGGCTGTTCTATATTGGTTTGTTCTATTTGCTGCAAAGGTGCGCCGTAGCCTGAATCCATTAACGCTTTATATGCGTTTACATCACCCTCACGCGCTTTTTTAATTAGGGCTAAAGTCATTAAATCTTCTTGGCTCATTGTTTCGTTTTCGCCTGTCAAAGGATTCTTTAAAGACTGATTTACTTCTAACCAATAACGCGCTATTGTGCTGCGGTTCTTTGCACCTTTAGGTCTGCCGTTAGGGTTTCCACTTTCGCCTTTTTTGTATTCGTGTTTTTTTATATCGTCTTTTGCCATTGTGCTGTAATTGTGCTGTTATTGTGGTTTTCTTAATTCTTATTTTAACCTGACTTGTTTTTACTGTTTTAAACATTTGTTACTGATTTAAAATAATTCAAAAATTCGTCTTCCGTTAATTCTTCTACGCCTAAAAAATTATCGCAGTCGGTTTCAATATAGATAAGGTGCGCGTTTTGTTTTTCTAAGGCGCGTTTAATTATTTCAGCGTATTCTTTTACTTCTTTGCCGTAATCAATTAAATAAAATTTATTGTTCATATTCATTTACTAAAAGCTGTAATTTATTTATTACGTCTCGAATGCAGCTTCCGCAGTTTGTCGGTTGCATTTTTGCATTGAATACACGGTTGTATATTTTTAACATTATTTCTTGTTCGGTGGGTCTTACTTGGTTTCGTCTTTCGCTAAACCATTCAACTAAAAATTTATATTCGTCTTCTTGTAAACATTTAGGTTGAACGTAAGGAAACAATTTATTTAATTTTTCTTTACGCTCATCGCACCCGCAGTCCTCACCTAATAACCACTTTGCTACTTTAGCCACGCCAGTAACTTCTAAAACTTGCTCGATACTATCTCCAAGTCCTTTTGCTTGTTTTTTTTCTTTTGCCATTGTTTTAATATTAATTCATAATCTCCGTTTTTGTAGTCCGTGTAATCTTCGCCTACATTTTCTTTTAACTTATTTTTACAATTTTTTAAAGTCTGAAAAATACTTTTTGTACTTATTTTTGTTTCCGAACTTATATCGCGAATTGATTTAC